CCGATCACATCCTGCTTTGCCTGCGCCTTGAAATTGGTCGCCTGCGTCGTGTAGCCATAGGCTTGCAGTTCGGCATTGTTGAGAACCGTCTCGGCATCCAGCTTCGATGTCTCACGCGCCCCAGCCTCAACATCGACCGCCGAGCCCGAGTTCACGTCGACGCCGTTAGCGGCAAGGCCGGTCTTGAGCGCAGCCCCCTGCGCGGCTCCCTTGCGGCTTGCGATCGCCGCCTGCTCACCGCCGGCCGTGCGGGCATAGTCAGCATTCTGTTTGGCGATGATGGCATTGTTCCGGGCGACTTCCGATTGAAAGTGACCGGCTTCGTAAGTTCCCACAGCCGATACGCCCGCACCAGCAAGCGCGAGGAACGGTGCTGCAGCCGCAAGAAAGGCCATCACGCCACCATTCTGACGGACGTGTCCAAAACCATGATCATCGCGACCGCACCGTTGATCGTCGTCTGCTCTTCGACATGAAAGCCAAGGAAGTATGCAAACCGCACCGCAGCTCGGTCATCTTTCAACACTATTGTCGTGAGGTGGCGTTTGATCTGCATGGCCTCCTCGAGATGACGCAGCACCAGGCGAGCGAGACTTACAGGCCGCTTGAGCGCTTCCTCCGACACGGCAAGCCACACGTTGCCGTCTCCTGACGAAACGGTGCCCGTGATGCCGGCGATCCCCATCAGTCTACCCTCGACGATCCACGCCTTCCGCCACATGGAGGCTTCGTATGCGTCGCGGAGTTCCCGGTGCGCCGATACGCCCATGCCGACCAACAGGCTGCGGTGCTCTGTCCTCAATCGACGAACGATCTGGCCTACGTGCCACGGCTGGGCTTCGACGATCATTGCTGCCGTCCCTGCCGCTTCTGCACCATCTGATCGGGAGTGTCGCCGGCCAATCCTTCCGAGACGATCGCAAGAATCGACATCGGCAACGGATCGTCCTGCTGCAGTGCCACCTGTCCGGTCTTGCTGAACCCGACGCTGATCGGAACGCGATTGTAGCCAGTGTAGAGCGGCACCGTGCTGCTGTTGTACGCCGGCTTGACGAGATCGGGCATTGCCGTCAGGTCGTTCCATTTCGGAGCCAGTTGCGGCGGGCTCAGCGTCGAACCGTCCGGCTGGGAACCGCCGATCTTTATCCCGCGCGATGCCTGGACCAGGATATTGCCCGCGGCGATTTTCTTGCGCTGCCCCTGTACCGACGGAGTTCCGGCATCAAAATACGTGCCTTGCAACTGAGCCTGGAAGCCAAGGCCGACCGTGATCGAGCTCGCTGGCGCATCCAAGGTGATAGTTCCGTCCGGCTGGACGGTGCGCGGCGTGATCACGTTGCCATCTGCAAGTCCGGTGACGGTTGCTCCGATCAGGTGACCCAGCCCGGAGATCACCGTGACCGGAGTTGTCAGCGTCCATGATCCTGGCTTTTGCGGAGCCACCTGTCCGCCACTGTTGGGAAGGAGTGCCGTGATGGGCGTCAGAAGCGTGCCAAGCACAGTCTGCGCATCGATGACGTTGGTTATCGAAGCGATCCCGCCGCCCATACGGATGACGTCTCCAACCTTGGCAGCGCCAGAACCGAACGCTGGACCATCAGCCGTGAACGTCGCCAAGGTATTCAGGATCGGTCTCGCCGATGCTCCTGATCCGGTATTGGCCGGATCGCTGATATCGAGACGCGGGTTGACGTAGCCCGATCCTTGTGGGGCGAAGACGACGGCGGTGATGACGCCACCGACGATGGTGAGCGCCGGAACCGCGCCAGAGCCCGGCCCATCGCCGTTGTCATCGACAACCGCCGCAGTGGTCCCCGCGGAATATCCAGTCCCGCCGACGAGGCCGGTCACGCCGGTGAGAGAGCCCACCCCATAGGTGGAGTCTGCCGTCAGGGTTGCGTTCGGCGTAGCTTGGGGCAAAGCGAGCCCAGCATCGACGGCCCAGACATCTTCCACCTGGGACCAGATGCGATTGTTCATGCGCTCGATCATGTAGGCGGTGTTATCGCCGGGGAACCGCTTCGCTGCGAGGTAGAGTGCGTCCACCGGAGGTTCGGTCACGCTACATACGCTTTCGAATAGCCCGTTGGTGTCATGACGCGCCCAGCCGGAGACCGCCTGCGTCTTGTAGTAGGTCAGGCTGAGAAGCACCCCATCGTCACGAACCGCCCAGAGCAATTTGAACGGCTGCTCGCACCACGCATTTTCCCTGATCGAAAAGTCGGTGAAGAGATGCGTCGCGAGTTCGGTTAGATCAATCGGCTCCGGCGGCACGTAGAGCTGATAGGGCAGCGCGAAATAATACGAGCCCTTGGAGTTCACGTAGAGCACGTCGTAATTGATCTTGATCGGCGGCACGATCGGCGACACGCCGGTGAAGGCTTGCGGAACATCATCTTGGGAGGATGGCGAAATTGCCTGCACATTGGTGGCGAAAGTTCCGGCTCCAACCAAGAGCCACGCCGAACTGCCGGTCATCACCAAGAGCCCGCCCGAGGTCTGGATCATCCACTGGATGCCGTTGACCTGCACCGACCACGGGCTGCCGATAATTGCATCAGTGTCGATCGGCGGGATGCGGCTGTCGAAGTTCGTGAACGCCCCCGGCTGCGACATGAAGTAGGTGTCGGTCTGATTGAGCGTGTTCCCGTAGACGCGGCGCTCCTGGAAATACCCAGGCACCGACGGATAGGTCCCACTTTCAGGCCCCACCTGAAGCGACGCCGTGGCGCCTGATCCCGCTCCCGAGATGGCGATAGTATCGCCTGGTTGATAATCGTGCCCACTGTCACCGACGATGAACCCCACCACCGCACCATTCTGTACGATCACGCCGATGTTCGCCCCGGCTCCTGTCGCCGTAGTGATAACGGACGTCGTCGCGGTCGTGTAGCCGGTTCCTCCAGTAATCGTCACAACGCCAAAAATCTGTCCACGCGCGAATGGATCGTAATGCCGTGGAGGCACTTGGGCATAATCGGCAACGATGTTGCTGTCAGTAAACCCAGCTCCATAGGCGCTGCCGATGTACCCGAACAAGGACCCGCCAGGGATAGGCGTTCCAGTGCTCGGCTGGGCCTTATAGATGTTGTATTCGTTGACCCCGGCGATTTGCTTCCACGTCACATTGACCTGGCCGGCCGTCGTTCCGATGTTGACGCCCTCCACACTGGCGGCACTCGAAGCGATGCTCTCGCTGCCGTCATCAGGAGACACGGCGGTGACTTCGTATCCGTAGAAGGTCGTTCCCGACGGATTGCTGATCGTTGCCGCTACTCCGGATGGCGGAGCCACCGATGGGGTCGCTACGACGTCGGAAAATACCCAGTCTGTATCGCTGATGCGCGAGAGGTCCTGTGCCTCATATTCCGCTCCGGTCGCCTGATTTACGCAGCAAAGCGTCATCACGTCAGCGGACTGAGTGAACTTCAGGTAGGGAAGGTCCTGCTCGCTGTAGGGAGTTGCGAGCGTGTAGATGCGCGCCGCAGTGCCCCCTCCTGCATAGGCAAGGAAGCCGCTCGCGTCGATGAAGTTGCCGTAAACGTCCAGCAGTTCCACGGTCGTGGCAGTGGCCCCGGCAACAGCATAGGTATTGCCGTTAAGTTCGGTCATGCCCGAAACGCCCTGGATATAAATCCAGTCGCCATTGTTGAATGGCGCCACGGCTATCCAGGTAGTGGTGAAAGTCGCGCCCATCCCGACGCCCGTCGTCGAATCCTGCACGACGGGGTTTGCAGGAACTGCGTTGTACGCTCCGGGATTGGCGATCGTCACCGCGTGCGGGCCGAACACTGCCGTTTGGAACGATGCCCCGGCCCCTCCGCCGGAGGTCGCCGATTGCGTCATGTTTCCAGATGCAGGCAATGCGCTGAACACGCCGGCCGTGTTGATGGTGAGCAATCCGATCCCGGTCGTCGTTCCGCCGGTCAGAGTACCCGCGCTCGGAACTGCCACGCTTGCGGCCAGCGTGTAAGCGTTTCCACCGGTCCCCGTCGCGGTATAGGCGACGTTGATCGTCTTCGGAGTGGAGGAATAGGTCGCGACCGTGAGAGAGCCGTTTGCAGACGCATTCAGATCGGCTGCCAATTGGGCAAGTGTACCAGCCAGCGTCGATTGGATTTGCGTCTGGGCTACAGTCGTCGGTGCTGTCTTGAATGTCCATGCCACGCCGTTCAGCGTCACCGTATCGCCATCCGAAGGATTGACCGAGAACGTGACGAAGCCGGTCGCCGAAACCGCTATGACGGAAGCGACTTTGGCAATCGCGCTGGTGCTTGAAGTTCCCCCCGCCAAGGTAATCGTATCGTTGATCGCGTAGCCGGTGCCCGCCAACTTGGCGAGGATCGAAACGAGTTCGCTAGTCGTCACCGCCAGAACTGCCGGCGTCAGCTCCGTGCCGCCGGCCAACGTCACAAGGTCTCCCGGAGCATAGGAGAATGTTACTGCGGCGTTATTCGGAGTTGCCGCCGATGCTCCTTCTGCCCCGAAGGTCAGAACTGCCGGATCAGCCTGCGAAGCCCCGCCAATGGAGATCGGAGTTTCGACCACAAACGCGCCATCCAGAATGACGCGCATGTACTCGTGGCCAAACTCCAGCGCGAGGCCCTGATTGATATTAAACTGGAAGGGGATCAGGCGGGGAGGGAAATCGCGCCCGGTCTGCTTGGAGAAGCCGACGAAGGAGGTGCCGGCCCGGCTATAGGCACCGCCGCGGTAGTTGACGAACAAGTTGCGCATCGTGGATGCGGCAACATGCTCGCGATCGAGATCGACGCGGCCGAACACCGACGGCGAGAGCTCGCCCGTGACAAACGCGGGAGCAAGGAAGGGAGTTGCCACGGACTATTTCCTAGAACGCTGAGCCACCGACAAGGGGCATCGAGTCCCAGCCGAAGCCCCACACGCCGGCGCCGTCTCCCTGTCCCGTCCAACCGCCGCCGGCGCCTCCCCATGCACCGCGGGCGCCTGAGCTGCGGGTTCTCATCCAGTCGACCGCAATATCGCTGGAGTACACGCCCTCGTTTCCATCGACGAGGCGGGCTTCCATGACTTTCGCCTTGACGATGGCGACCTGCTTGTCGCGCACCGCCATCCCGAATTTCGGATCTTTCTTGGCCCAGATCGGACCAGCCACTTCGCTGGCGAGATAGGCGACGAAGGCCGCACGAAACAACGGATCCCAGACGCTCGGATAGAGCATGATCGCCGTGTAGACGACGCTGGCAAAGCGCACGTTGGTGCAAATGACGGTGCGCCCTTGCGGACTGACTCCTTGCACCTCCCACGAAATCGTCCCGGCAGGAGGCGGATAGTTGAAATCGGTTTCGACCGTGAATTTCGCCGGCCGAGCGCGCTGTCCCAGAAGCGGCTGCTGGCCGAGTCCGCCAACCAGCGGCGTTGACGGGATCTGGATATTGTTGGCGGGAACCAGGTCGGCCTGATTGGAGAGGTTCCACGGGACAAACCGCACCTTCGCGCAATCGGTCGGATATTCGTATTCGTAGCAGAACCACGGATTAGGGACGACGGTACCGACATTGGGCGAGTTGCCAGTTGCATCGGCCAGGAGGATCAGCGGCGCCGTCTTTCGAGCAAATGCCCAATGCGCAGCGCGAAGCAATTGCATCAGGCACTGGCGATAGGCGCGAAGCACAATAGCCGCCTCGTGCGATCCGTCCTCGAGATCGCCCAGCACCTCCGGCCACATGATCGCGTCGATGGCTTGATTGGCGATGTCGGTCGGGAGGTAGCCGCCCATCAGCCCTGCTCCATCTCGACCATCGCGGTCTCAGCCTGCGCCTCGGCACCTTCCAGCTTCGCCGCATCAAGACCGGTGAGGCCAGGAGCCAATCGCTCGCCAAGGGTTTCCGTAAGAGCCTCGATGAATCCGACATCCATAGTTGACGGGTCGGTGACACGCCCGGTGTAGACCAGAAGCGCATTCTCGATGTTGCAGAGGATCACGCGCTTCGGTGGCGCATAGGCATTGTCGTTGTCGATCGAGAACACGTTTGGCGACGGATCGACGTTGGGGAAGAACATCGGTGTCGGTTTGACCGCACGCGCCTTCAGACACCCGTCCGGGTAGGCATATTCAAAGAGCCAGTTAACCGGAGGATAGAGCGTCTGGTCCCACGGCGTGATGCCGGGGATATAGCCGCCCGGGGGAGCCGCCTTGAGCAGCGTCATCGCGACGTTGCGCATGGAAAATCCCGGCTCCATCTTGCGCAGCAATTCGTCGCGGGTCTGGCCGTAGAGATTGAGCGCGAGTTGTGCAGCCGCCGAGCCGTCGTAGAGATTGCCGATCGGCTGCTTCCAGCCGATGCGCACAAGCGCGATATTGACGATATCGGCAGCAGTTGTTGCGCTGGCGACCATCAGTTACGCCTTTGTGCGGCGACGGATTCGAACGCGCTGCCGCTCTCCAGCATCACCTGACTGAAATCAGGCTTGCCGGAAATCGCCATCGCCAATTCACTCGCAAGGAGTCGAACGACGGCTTCGCGGAAGCCGGCATCCCACGTCGCCTCACTCGGATTGTTGTTATAGACCGCTTGGGCGGGCGACAGGTTCGTGTGGATGACGCGCAATTGCGCCGCACCGACCACCGCGTTGGCGACGATGAAATTGACCGGCACCGGGTCGTTCGGATCGGCCCCCGCGGTCGGCATTACCTGCCAGACTTCTATCCCGTTGCCAGGATAGCCGTACTCGTAGGCCCACGGATACGGCGCGACGTTTCCGGTCACCACCAGCGCTACGGTCTTGCGCGAGAAGTCCCACTCGAACTGCCGCATGACGGTGGCGACGCACGGGGCGTAGAGTTGTGCCGCTGCCTTTCCGGCGGTGGAATTGTCGAAATTGGGAGAGTTGCCGGTGACGGGCGGCTGGTTGTCGCCCATCGCCATGATGGCTTGGTTCACAATGTCGGTGGCGGTTGCGGGCATAGATCACCTACTTGAACGTGATCGCCCACATTTCGCCACGACCACCTGCAGCATTGCGACCGCCGCCGCCCGCGGGTGCAGAGCCGGCTACGCCCGAAGCGCCGCCCGCGCCAGCATATTGAGAGGTTCCGGCAGAACTGCTCGTCCCGCCCCCGC